ATCGTAGTTCATTCGACCGGCTCCCCTTGGATGTGCGACCACAGGGACAGCTTGTTGTCCATCGAGGTCGTCACCACCGCCCGCACCGTGTACGTCACATCGGGTAGCAGCCCCTCGATGCGCTGCGTGGTCGCGGTCTGCATCGTCGTCCCTTCCGGGACCACCAGCACCGGATCGCCGACAAGATGCGAGTTGGGGTCCGGGTCTATCCCGTCACGGACGATCACCTCCCAGACCGCCCCCGTCAGGGCCTCGCCCTCGCGCATGTCGTTCACGAAGTCGAGGCCGTAAATCAGGCTCTCGGCCTGCTCGACTGGGCTGAAGTCGCGTCCCGCATATGCCATGTCAGGGCCTCAACTCCGTGATTCGCCGCTGTTCTGCGACCAATGATACCACTTCCGGGTCGATATCCTGCAGCCCGGAGGTGTCCTCGACCTCGTTCTCCAGCCACGTCACCCGCCCACCCAGACCGGACAGCCAGATTGTGCGCTGAACCTCGTTCCGCAGCCCCTCCCCAATCTGCTCCCAGAGCAGGGTCTCCAAGAAGTACGCCGTGTCACTCCCGCTCTCCTGTGCCGCGAGGATGCCGTGGATGACCCCCATGGCATCGCCAGAGAACGCAGCCGTGTCCCCGTCCTCTCTTGCAGACAGGACGCCAGCGACCGCAACCACACCTTCAAAGAACGCATCGTCCGCGTACTCCATCGCGGCCATGGTTGCGCCAATGCGAACCTCAACAACGAACCTCGCGGTGTCACCACCACGGTTATCCATGTCGGCGGTGAAGATGGTCATGTCGGCAGTAACGAGAGTGGAGTCGGCAGTCGGCTCCTTGAAGCCGTAGACGTTCCCGGACTCGAACGCATTGAGGATGCCGACCTTCTCGTTCGACATCGAGCGATAGCCCTCGAACGCGAGGACATCTTCGCCCATCTCGGTCGCAGCCAGCGTGCCGACAGCCCCGAGCTTGCCGCTGAACGCAGCGGTGTCGGCACCCTCGGTCGCCGCCAGAACAGCAGCCCACCCCGCCGTGGCAGCAAACGCAGCGGTGTCAGCGTCCTCGGTAACAGCCAGCGTGCCAGCGACCAGACCACTGACGCCGTGAATGTTGGCAGTGTCAGCACCCTCGGTCGCAGCCAGAGCACCGACAACGCCAAGCCCACCGCTAAACGCCGCAGTGTCCGCACCCTCGGTGACAGCCAGCGTACCGGCAACAACAGCCCCGCCAGCGAACGACGCAGTGTCGGCAGCCTCCGTTGCTGCCAGCGTGCCGATGTTGGGCTGGGACACAACGGTGCCAGCAAACGCCGCAACGTCCGCCGCCTCCGTCACGGTCAGGACGCCGTATCGCTCGGAGGCCTTGCCCGCGAAGGACGCGGTGTCAGTTACCTGACCAGCGGTGTTAACGCGCGTTATGTTGTCGTCAGCGGTGTAGAGCGTCGAGTCTGCGCGCAGCCAGACCGCACCCTCGTAGGCTTCTATTGTGCCAATAGGAGACAGGTTGCCAGCAAAGCTCGCAACGTCAGCAACTTCGGTCGTGCCAAAACTGCCGTAGTTGGTGTTGGAGATACCGGAGAAGCCCGCACCATCAGCCGCCTCGGTTGCAGCCAACGTCCCCGTGATGATGGGAACCGTGCCCTCTCTAAAGGCGACGTAGATGTTGGTAGAGACACATGGGGTGACGATAGTCGGGTCAGAGGTAAGTGAGGCTGGTCCGCCGGGAGTGTTCGTAAAGAGAAACTCGGCAAACGCCGACACCTCCCAGTTCGCTGTTGCCGCCTGCAGTCCGCTTACAGCCAGTCCGAACGAAGACCAGTCAGCGGTCACGCCATATGTCGCATTTGCGCTGGTGCCGACATGCCTCCCTGCACTGCTGCGGATGCGCAAGCACTGGAACCCATAGCCACTCGAAACACTCATCGCTGGCGGGTCAACAGCAGCGGTCTGGAAATTACTTGTCCAGCTATCAACAACTACGTTCGACATTCCTATCGAGAAATGCCGAGCTATGATTGCAGAGTGATCGCTCTCGGTCGGAGAGTTGAACCCTGCCCAGATTGTGGTGCCAGACGGGTACGGCTTGTCAGCAATCATCCACCAGAGCGTGCTTGCCACTCCGGTCTGCGAGCCTGTTCCGGGCTGATTGCCTCTCTTGTCCTGAAACAGCGTGCCAGTCGGGCCGCCCATTCTCAGGGCATACGTTGACATGTCGATGCCGGAACTAGTCCCGTTAACATCGACGGCAGTAACCACAACAATGAGTTCGCCAGCCGCAACAGCGGCTGACGTGGTCATAGTCAGCGATGATTGATCAGCGTTGTGCGAGCCGCCGATGCCGAGAGAACCGAGGTCGGTGATGGCCATATAGCATCACCTTCCCCTGCGCTACGCTGGCCCGGTGTTGGCGAGCATCCGCAGCAGCACCTTGAGCACCTGCCTCATGGCCGGTGGATTACCCGCATAGGCCTCAACCCAAGCGTCCATCTGCGCGATGGTGCCGTCCTTCAGCAGCGCAGCCAACTCCTTCCGCTCCGGGTTGTTGTTGATCGCATCGTTGCGCCGCATCTTGGCTTCCCGGATCGGAGCCAGCGCCTCCCAAGCCGCATCGCGCGCCTCGAACGCTGCGATCTCCTCCGGTGTGAGCGGCACCTCGACGCCATCCACCATCTTGTGGGTGTACACAGTGGCCATCTCATAGCCCTTTTTTCATGCCGTAGCAGCGGATCGTGGTGTTCCTACTGATAAGACCCGAGGTGCTTAGAAACCGCACACCCATGATCTGGTAGCCAGCATACGTCGGATCACACATCTGCCCGCCGCCAGTGCAACTGATCTGATAGATCGAGGTCTGCAGATGCGTCGTGTGCCAGATCGCGCCCTGAAAGAGCAAAGCCGGATTGGCCGAAACCTCGACATACCCGTACAACGGGTAGGCATACCCCTGCGCAGATCCGATACGGATGTAGTAGCTCTCGGCACCGCCTCCTGCAGCCTGCCCCCCAACACCAAACCCCACTGGGTTCGTCCAAGTATAGTACTGCGTCCACGCATAGCTCCCATTGCCTCCAACCCAGCCAGCACTGACCAGAAACTGCATGATCAGATTGGTATCAACCGTCACCATGACCAGATTTTTAATGTCGAACAGGTACACATCGTACTCGGACGAGAACCCCGTCACGAACTCTATCGTCGCCGGATCGACCCCCGTTGGCGTCTGCGACTGCAGCAGCTTGCTGTGACCGAGCCTGACGATCTCTGTGTAGATGTCCCCTGCAGGTTTGGCCGCCATCACGCACCATTCCTCAAGCCGTAGAGCGTGATGACGCCGCCGTAGATGAGCCCAGCACTAAACCCAAACCTCACCCCCCTGATGAACGGAAAACTAAGATCACCGCCCCCGCCAAACGTCTGGCCGATGACAGACCATGTCGTCTGAAAGTTGAACAGCTTCACTCCATTGGCCGCAGAGCCAACTGTTCCGGGATTGAAGCCGACATAGCCGGTGACCCCCCTATAGGGGGACAGCCCCGTGTCGTTCTGTATCCAGTTTGTGGCTCCCCCCAGCGAGATATTGCCGTAGGCGTTGAACACACCACCTGCAACATACGTGCCTATTTGCCAGTGCAGCCCAGTTGAGACGAGGGTCGCTCCATCTTCGCTGACCTGAATGATGAACACACTTCCTGTGTCTGGCATCAGGCCCTCAAGCTGAAACACATACGAGCTATAGTCGTTGACAACCGCATCAGCGAACGGCGCGAAGAAATCTATCGCCGCAGAGTTGGAAGCCGCCTGCCGCATCAGCAGCTTGGCGAAGCCGTTCTTGATGGTTTCCTCGTATAGACTGGAGGCGACTGCCATGGTCACATCGCTCCCGTCTTCAGGCCGTACATTCGGATCGAACCTCCCGTCCAAACACCCGAATTGGGATAGAACCGCACAGCATCTGCCCCCGGATGATTGTCGGCATACCCACAGCCATTGAAGGTGTTGCAATAGGCGGAAGAACCTGTCTGGCTGTGCTGAACCAAGATGGCAGCGAACTGCGCAGGACCGAAGTACATGCGAACCCGGCCACTCATGGGGTTAGCTCCCCCTGTGAAGTTGCCATGCAGCGCAATGATGGCAGGGCTGCTGTTGTTGCCCGTCACGCTCACAGGAGAGATCGAACTGATGACAGTGCCGGAATATCTGTAGTTGATAGTAGACCAGCTTCCACCAGTGCCAATCTCAACCAGAGGAGTGGCGTTGACAGATGTCGTCAGCTTGTCGAGATCGAACCAGAACGTGCCGTATGTGCTGATTGGGATCGAGGTGAAGGCCAGTATTGCGGTGCTGGGTCCACTGGTATTGACCGTGAGCAGCTTGGCAAAGCCGTTCCTGATGGTTTCGTCATAGATAGTTTGGGCAACGGGCATTACAGCGTCGTCCCCATGAAGAACGTGCCCAGCGCAGCAGCGGATGCGTTGATGGCGTAGGTGTTCCCGGCAGTAACGCCATAAGCAAACACCTCGTAGTAATCCGTTCCATTGCAAGCATCCATGATAGTGATGAACACACCGGACGATGCCTCAGACACGCAGGAACCGCAAACATGCCGGAACAGCACGCCGTTCTTGTAGATGCTGATGAAGATCTGCGTACCAATCAGCAATCCAGTGTTGGCAGCAGCAACGCTGAAGTACACACCGGCACTAAGCTGGCAACGCCCTGCAGGCGGCGTCCAGCGATGCGTAGTGGTGTTGAACAACGAAGAGTCGTTATAGACGACACTCGCGAACTGCACCTTCGTCCAAACCTGAGTCACCACCCCAGTCTGGTCGGCGCTCGGATAGGCACTGAACCCAATCTTGGCAGGACCGCTATTCGCCTTCACGAACGCCGTGGTCGCAATCTTGGTGGTGTTGTCGCCAACAGTCGGCGTGACCGCAACCGAGCCGGTCGGCAAATCCACCGGGGAACCGAAGTAGATCGTGTTCCCTAATGGATTATTCGTGACCGAACTGTACCCAACATTCGCCGTGAAATTTATGAACGTGTTGCTGCTCGGCGCACCTACAGCGGAAAGACATGGCCGCCCGAAGCTTGCACTGTACAACGTGACCCCGGAATTGCCCTTGGATGTGATCACGATGCCAATGTCGGCATGGGCACCTTGAGCAATGATCTGCCCCTGATTGGCCGCACCATCAAGACGCAGACCATCTGTCCCCGCAGGCGGGGTAATGTTGAGCGCACCAGTCATGGTGTCGCCCGCCCTCAACACATAAGGAACGGCGGCACCACCACCATAAAGCTCGGTGAAGTTGGCGTTACACTTGGTGAATGAAGCCTTGAGGGTATCGCCCGTACCGTCGTTAGGCGCGGTGCCTACGTTGATGGTCTGCTGGGCCATGTCTAACCACCGAACCTGTCCTCGGGGTCAATCGCCTGCATTGTGCCGGTGATCGGCGGGGGCACCTCGCGACCATGCTTGCGATGCAACTCCGCTACCGCCCTCTCGATGTCCTCGAACTTCGCGCCGACACTTGCGTTGAGCAGCGCCGTAAGCTCTTCCTGAAAGCTAAGTGGCATGCGTGATCGTTCCGCTCGTGAGCGTGACCGTCTGACCACTGGAGATCGAGGTGTTGTTCAGATTGATGTCGCCGCCAGATGGAGCCGCCACTGTGAGGTTGTTCACCTTGGTGGTGCCGCCGCCATCCTTGATACGAGCAACCGCCGCCGTGCCAGTGTTGGACGCCACGCCCGACTTGGGCGCACCAGCCATGGTGATCACCCCGCCACTCTCGGTGAAGCTCGGGTCGGCGAAGACGACGGTCACCAGCACTGTGGCATAGGACGCACTGCAGATCTCCATGAACGCAGGCGAGGCATTGGCATCGATCTGCAGGATCGTGGCCGCCATCCGCGCGGACTTGGTGGGAGTGTCATAGTTTACGGCCATCTAACCCTCGCTTCTTCAGATAGGCCTCAATAGTCGTGGCAGGCGCACCCTCAAGAACAAGAAGCCTCGCCTCATGGTCATAGAGCGCAGCCGCTGGCGGCGAGGGCGGATAAGGCTGATCTAGCGGAATCGTCGCAATCACATTGTTACCGGCATCGATCTGCGCCTGTGTCGCACCGGGACCGGGCTCGAACGACCATGTCGCCCGCTCAGTCGCGCTCTCGCACTTTGCGCTCAGAGCGGGACAAACCTCGGAGATCGCATGATAGAGTGTTCCAGCGTCCATGATCGCCTCACATCCTGAAGGTAAACTGCAGGCCCTCGCCCAGCAGCGCGCCACCGTTGACCGTGCCGTCACCCCAGATCGAGCCACCAGCAGCAGCCACCCACTCCGTCGCCTGAATGAAGTGATGCCCAATCTGCGCCGGATAGACGTTGGCCGCTCCCAGCGTGGTGGTGAAGCTGCTCTGTCCAGCCCAGCCGCTGGGACCGGTGTTCACGTTCGTCACGTCATATCCCATGCCGATGACGATGCTCAGGCTGGTTCCTGATACCTGCGGCACCCAAACCGAGGCCTGACAAGCATCCTCGGCAAACCCAGAGATGAAGCTCACGCGATTGCCGACAGAGCTATTTAACGGACGAGGTACAACCCCGGTGCTCGCAGCAGGTGCCCAAGAAGTCGTGGTGTCAGACACTTGCGTCCACACATCCACGCGGTTGTAAGCGTTCCACACATAGAGATATGCCGGGACACCACCCAATCCCTTGCCACCTTGAACCCACTTCAGTTGCGAGGCCGCATCAGTGCGCGTGGTGCCGACATAGGTTCCACGCTGTGCGGCTGGCCCATTGGTGATCGCAGCATTGTTCACGTTGATGCCGTTGACCCGCGACAGCGCCGTGCCAGCCGAACGACTGAGGTCGTCCGTCCATGCAGGCCCGTGACCGAGCCGCACAACTGGCGTAGCCGGAACAGTCGAGTCCAGCCACACGAACCAATCATTCATCTGGTTAGGACCAAGCGGGGCAGGGTTCTTGGTGTTGTCGAGCGTGGACCCAATCAACTCGGTGAACTGGGTCATCTGAATGGTGGTGCCATCCCAGATCGGGATGCGGTTGCCGATGTAGGGCGTATAGAAGATCGAAGTCACGCCCGTGGTGTTGGTAATCATCACCGGGGTGACGTTCTGAAGAGTCAGCCGCCCCTGCGGAATTGCCTGATAGAGCGGGCTGGCGGGGATAACGCCGGGACCGGGATTGGTAATGCCACCCAGCACAGACGTGACCCAAGCCGTTGTCGCAAGGCTGGTGTCGTTGTCAGTAAGCAACAATGTCGCATTCGACCTTGGATCACCCGTGAACACTGGCGAGGCTAGCGGCGCATAGGCCGCCAGATCAGGACCAGCCGGGGGCGGAACAATCGCGCTGATCTGGGCGAAGTTGCGCTTCACCCACGCCGTGGTCGGAATGCTCAGATCGTTGTCCGCATCCGCTGGCGTCACACCGCGCGGATCGCCCGTGAACAACGGCGAGTTAATCGGCGCATAGGTAGCAGCAGCAAGCGTCTTGACCGCATTATCCGCCGCCGTCACAAACGCCGTGTTCGCCGCACTGAGATCAGCGTCACCGGGAAGCGCAGTCGGAACCTGCGGATCACCAGTGAAATGCGGATCGTTGATCGGCGCAACCGGGATCGGGTTGCCACCCGTATCCCTCGGGATAAGCGTGTACAGTTCAGCAAAGTTGGCGTTGACCTTGATGAACGCAGTGCGTAGCGGATCGCCAGTCCCGTCGTTCGCTACCGTACCGACATTGATGACTTGCTGGGCCATTGCTCCACCCGCTAGGTTATGTTGTCAGTACGGACAGTCGAGATGTCCGCTTTGACCGTTGGAACGTCCGCTGCGTAGAGATAGTCGGGATAGGCGTTCACGCTCACCTGCGGCGTCATCCCATTGGCGGCATCTTTCTTGATCGTGTCCGCCGTGTTGCCATCCGTGTAGATCCACGGGAACGGCGACATGTCCGCCGTCCAGAGCGTGGTGTCCGTCTCCTCCCACGTCGTACCCGCATAGTGCGGGGGCTCCGCCAGCGGGAACACATCCGTGGTCGGAGACATCGTGTCCGCCGTGATCAGCGTGGTGTCCGTGGTGTTGTCGTAGGCGTAGAGCGGCCCCGCGTCCGCCGTGGTGGTGTCGGTGTCAGCCGTCGCCTGCGTGTTGTCGCCCGTCGCAACAGGCGGCTCAATCGGCGGCTGCGGATTGACTATTGGACCCGGAGGGATCGGAACCGACCAGCCGTCCTTGTAGGTGCGCGTGTCGCACGTCGCACCCGTATCCGCCGTGATGTCATCGAACGCATCGACCGGCGGGAACATCACGCTCTTGAGATCGGCCTTGAAGACTGCCGTCGCCCCATCGGCGCGAGGCTTGAACACATGGCAGTGCACAGGCTCAGACCGGGGATTGAGGACCGGCACAGGATCTGGCGGCAGCACGATGGGACGCAGAGTAGGATTGGGCCGGTCGTTGCACGCCTCGCACACCAAGAACCCGGTGCGCTTGATGAAGCGCCCCATGTACTGGCTGTCCCATACCAGATCACGGTGGTTGTACATGAAGCCGCAACGGTCGCAGATCGCGAACGCCGCCGGTCGCTGCGGGTCTACCTTGGCGTGCCCTTTGGGTGCGAAGCTCCCCATCAGTACACCGATGAGGTGTAGGTGGCCAAAGCAGGCACGATGCGCAGTGGCGAGTCTTCCACATCGCGCTCCGCAGCCTGCCTGAACGTGGACACTGCCCGTGCAGCTAGCTCCTCCATCCGGGCAGGAGCCCAGATCTCGGCGCACTTGAACGCCAACGACGCCACGTAAGCCTCAAGGAAATGCCTCGGCACATCCGCCTGCGCCCCATCCCCGATAACCGCATCCTGCAGATGGCGCGCGCGGTAGTAGTGCAGCACGTACTTCTGATGATCGTCTGGCACCTGCCAGAGCGTGATCGAGGGACCAACCTGCTTGTTGAACCAGTAGACCGAGGGCGGCCCCACATCGTTCTTCTTGGGGAAGCTCCCGAAGGTGTCGCGATCAACCGAGGTCAGGATCCGGTCCTGCTGGTGTGCCCACTCGGTCGAATCCACAGTCGGCAGGATCCATTCATCCGCATCGATGCTCATGCTATCGACAGTGATGTCCTGCTGACCGGTGGTGATATAGGTCGCCATGATCATGATGGTGGTCGGATCCACGTTATACGTGGACTGCCCCGCAACCAGCGGCACACTGACCAGTTCCACCGTCCAGAGATTGACCTGCTCATTCGCCCACTCCAACTGGAGCAGGTTCGCCGCCATCGCCGCATCCTGAAGATGATCGACGGTAAGCTCGTTGCGCCGGATCTGGCACCGCCCATAGGCCGTGATGATCAGGTCAGAGAGCGCGGGGCTCCATGAGAATTGACCGCTGGCGCTGATCCCCGTCGTCATTTGCTGTTCCTCGCCTTGGTCTTCTTCTTTGGCGCAGGAGCACTCTCCACAGCAGAAGTGCCAGTCGCAGCAGGAACGCTCTCCCTCAACACAGTGCCGGTGACAAAGACAGGAATAGGATCAGACGGATTAACCGGCGGCGTACCGGTCGCATAGACGATAGGGATCGGCTGAGTTGGCGCGCGAGGATATCCGGCAGCTACCTCAACAACCCGCTGCGCGGCACCGGGGCCGACCTTGACCGAACCGTCAGTTATAATGACGACAGGAATCGCCGATATAGGGGCCAGCTTGCCGCTTCCCGTAACGACCGACATCGCGTTCATTGGAAAGATCGCCATAGCCCTCATTCTCGTCATTGTGCGGAGAGGCTGAGTAATCGCTGTGTCGGAGGACGGTTCCCAGCTTCACTCAACCTCTCCTACCCCGCGTGGTGAGCAGGGATCTCTAAGCCTTGCCGCCAATCTTCTTGATGCCGCCCTTCACCACAGGCTCCATATCATCCGCGTCCTGCAGCAGCTTCTTGTTTGGCGGCCCCTTCGGGAACCCCGCCTTCATGTCTCCCGCGTCAGCGCCAGTCTTGCCGCGCACGAAACCGCCGCTGCGGAAGTGTCCCGCACGGTCGGGCCGCTTGTTCGAGGTTTCCCCAGTCACCTTGGAATGGAACGTATTCGAGGTGACGTACTTGGGACCGCGCGATTTCTTCGGTGGCTCGCCGCCCTTGTACAGGACGTTCTCGCCCACGAACTCGTCACGCAGATCCCGAGGTGAGTTCCCGATGGGGCCTTTTGCCATTCAGGACACCCCTCAATTATCAGCCCATGTGATGGTGAACGTCGCACCAGTACCGGCACCGCCGGTCACGGACTGCGCAGGCGCTGGTCCGGGCTTCACAGCATTACCGGGATTGACGATGGACACGGCGGAGATGATGCCGCCCGCCGCCGTCGTGACCCGAAGAACGACGGGGCCAGTGTTGGCAGGCAGAGTGAGAGTGTCACCGACATTGTAGCCGGTGCCACCCGCCGTCACCGCCACTGACGAGGCTTTCTGCGTCAGCGAGGTCACGTCCGTTGCGCCGTCAATGTCGTCCTGAATGCCGGTCGGCGTGCAGAACGGCCCAGACGCAGGCCTCAGAGCAGGGTTCTCCAGAAACGGAACAGTGATCACTCCAAGATACGCACCAGTCTGAGCATTGAACGTGCCCAGATTGAAGCTGGTGTAGCTGATGCGCTTGGTGACAATCGCCGCTTGCGGACGCCGCGTCGGATCCGCGAAGTACCACACAGTCGTTCCGACCTGCGGAAGCATATGCCTCGGCATTGGGCTTCTCCCTTTAACCTAACCTGCCGCTCTCAATCAGCCCCGGCAGGGCGAGCTACGAAACCGGGAACGTGCCGTATACCGCGCGCCAGTCGAAGTACGAGAACGCATAACGCTCACGGCCTTTGACCTTCAGGTTGTCAGTGTCGAAATCCACGTACATGTCCATCTCGAACGGCACGCGGTCGTAGTAGATCAGCCCGCGCTTGTCGGTCTTGATGAACCAAGCGAAGTTCGAGGTCAGGAACTCGTTGACCATGTAGTCACGGAGACCACCACCCACATGCTTGATGGCGTTGACATCGTTGTCGTTGGTGCCGGGACGAAGTTCTGTACGAAGCAGTCTTACAGCGACTGGTTCCAACGCCGCTGGGACTATCAGAAGCTCGGCGCGCGCCACGATCTTGATGTTGCGCTCGTCCACCCACGTATTGCGGATGGTGGTCATCGCAGTGAGCAACGTGCTCTCGTTCAGGCTGACCTGTGTCGTGGGCATGTTGCCCACGGTACCGGTGTCAATTGGATGCGCTGAGTCGAACAGCGCCTTGCCGTCACCGCCGACCGTCTGGTCGTAGACGTTGCCGGTGTTGAAGATGTTGGCGGCGTAGATCTCCTTCGTGGTCGCGAAGACATCCTGCAGGCCGAGGTTCGATGGATTGAACTCGGCCTTGTACTGGTTGTCCTCGACGGCCTTCCGGGTGACCACGTAGCCGAGCGAAAGCTCCTTCATCTCGGCGCTGTACATCCAACGCTCACCTGCCCTCTCATCGAAGTAGGTGGAAGCGCCTTCGCCCTTCTCACGCGCGAGTGGCAGATAGGCCATCTGCGTGCGGCGTTCGAGCGCCATCTTGGATGATCGCTTCTCAAAGCAACGCGACCACTTGGTCTCGATCTTCTTGTAGCGCCCCTCGACCGCAGCCAAGCCGGGGAAAAGCTCGTTCTTGATTGATGCAAGATCAATAGCCATGACTCATTCCCTTCCAGCTTGATCCGCGTTAGACGCCGACCATCTGACGATAAATGTGATCGTTCCACGCCACCTGCACGATGTTGAAAGCCGTGGTGGCGTCGTAGCCGTTGCCGACCATCGGCGCTGGATCGCCCAGCGCAATGACGCGGAACATGGCGGTCGCTGACGCCGCAGGCGCGGCCAGCGTCCACTTGGAGAAACCGGTGGTGGAGGCAACGACAGTGGGATTGGCAGTCATCCCGACATCGGCGATGAGGATGGGGCCAGCCGTGGCCTGCACCTCGAACACCACATTCGGGTCATCGATGATGAAGGCATCGACCTCACCGACCGCACCGGCACCGGGCCAGTAGTTCGACCAGATCGGATAACCGAGCGAGGCCTGCAGGTAGTGACAGCCGACAAAGATGCCGAGAGCAGAGTGATCAGCTACCGTAGCGGGCGCGGCCTGCACATACCCGGACGGGAGCGCCTGCACCACGTCGCCGCGATTGAGCGCGGGCGCGTTGGTCAGCATCCTCCGGGTGTTGTGATTGCCGGTCCACGCTGCGCCATCGAGGCGCTTGATCGGGCGGAAACCGAACGCAGAATCAATGTTCGCCATAAGCTGGCTCCCCTTCTGAGGGTTACCGGCATTGGCGAGCTTCGCCGCAGTCCGTGTGTTTAGACCGCTAGCGGCATCCGAGCTTCGGACACCACCCCGAGCTACTCGGGGATTTCGATGGCCTCACGCGAGGTCTTGATGACCGGAGTGGTTCGCGGAGCCTGCCCATCTGGGGCCTCTGCCATCCGCAGGCGATGTACCTGCATGGCGCGAGTCGCGCGCACATAATCCTCTTGTCTTGCCTGCACTGTCAAGCGCATGGGCCTTTCCATCAGGATCATGTCGTTGACGATGACCGGTCCCTCGGTGCCAACGGGCGCGAATCTGTCGGGAAACATGCTGTGCGGCACGTTGCGCCAACCTTGATCGTAGTAAGCCCGCTGCAGTGAGTAGTCGCGCTTGCCGTAGGTCTCGTAGGTGTTCCACTGGAAGTCAGTCTCGCGCGCGATCTGCTCCGCCGTGCCGGTCCCGTTGGTCGGGCAATACACCCGCCTGATGTCATCGATGTCGTAGGGATTGATGACGGCATCGCCAGTCCGCATGCGCTGACGACCGTCGTCCGTGGGACGTATGTCGCCACGCATCTCAGGACGCACATCTTCTTCGCGCTGGATTGGTGAGGGTACCCGCTCCATCGGCAACTCCTATGTGATTGGTGTTATCCGCCCTTCTTTGAGCAGCTTGACGTAATTGGTGGCCCACTCGCTCGGTGTGACACCCTGCTCATCCGCCAGCCGCCGCATCTTGGGCGTCATGCGGAAGGTGCCGGGAGCCAGATTGTCGCTGCCGGGACCGGGACCGCGATCAACCGGCGCAGAATAGCCGGGGACGCGCGGGACCGATGTCCCGTTTTGCTGCGCAGTTTGAGCTTGACCGTTGCCCCCCAGTGACTGCTCGACATACCGGAAATACGCCTCGGTATCCACGGCATAGCCAGCATCGAGCGCCCTGTCGTGAGCATCGATGGCGATCTTCTTGAGCGTGCCGTCACCACGGATCAGATCGGGGTGCTTGCGCAGGAACGCCTGCGTGGCGGGAGTGCGATTGGCAATCGCCCGCTCCACCGGATCCGTTGGCGGCTGCGGTCGCTGCGGCTGTGTCTGCTGCTGGGGTTGACGACGCTGCGGCTGCTGCCGCTGCTGCTGCAATGCGAGCTTCTCGCGCTCCGCTATCGCCAGCGCGCCGCCGATGCGTCCAAGTTGCTTGTTGATTGCCGCCGCAGCTTTGAAGTCGCCCTCGTTCATGGCCACTTCGGCCTGCGAGGTTAAGCTGTCCATATCCGCCGACATGCCCTGTATCTGGCTCTCGACGTAGGCCTCATAGTTGGAGCCACCGCGCTGCTCGGCCTCCTGCGCCATCTGCAGGGCCTGATCGCGCTCAGCCGCGATGCGGCGAGCCGTCTCCGTCATCTGCGCCCGCTCCCGGCGCTCGACGGCGAGTTGCTGCTGCAGATCCTGCAGCCCCACTTGGGGGGCAACCGCAGCGGCAGGCGGGCCGGGAACCGGCGGCGGCTTAACCTCGCCCTTAACCTCGACCTCTGGCTCAGCGTTCAGATTGACGACCAGATCCTCTTCACCCTCGTCAGCCATTGTCCTCTCCTAATATACCAGCTTCGGGTCCGTGACCTTCCCGAGGATCCTCACGTCGGGGATCCACCGGCAATGCACACGGTTGACCGTCATCTGCCGCGCGTCGTGGATGTCCCACAGGATCCACTCGCCGTTCTTCACGTTCTGACCCTTGAACTTGTTGCGGTCGTCATCCACGAACGCCAGCGGTCCCTTGCCGAGGACCAGCCCGACCTTGCCCTGCCACAGCGCCTCGTCCTGCGATTTCTCCGAACGGAAGAATTTCTGGCCTCCCGGAAGGATCTCGAACGCTGGCAGGTAGTAGGTGGCCGCTATCACGTAATTCCCGAACCAAGTGACGTTATCCATCCACATCTGGCAGCGGGACAGCATGAACTCAGCAGGATCTGCTGCATATTCTTCCGCCTCACGCTCGTTGTTCCAAGGCGTCTGCGCCCCCTGCGCCATGGTGGGGATGCTGCCACCTCCCACCGTGAGTATCGGCTGACCCATCAGTTCACCCTGCCCATGTGATCGCGGCTCGGCTCATGGTCGTCCATGCGCTGCGCCAGCGCGTTCATCTCGTTGAGCGCCAGTTCCAGCCCCTCGATGCGGCCAGCCGTGCGCTGGAAGATCTCCCACGTCTGGGAGGCGCGGAGCCCCTGATGGAGCCCCGGCTTTTCGTTGTCTCCGTACAGGATGCGCTGGTAAACGCGCTCCAGCGCATCCTTGAACACCTGATCCTCGCGGTCGTACATCAGATCCTCTTGGAGGCCGCCAACCGTCCCAGCCCGGAGCCCGCGCCAGCCCTCTTCACCGAGCCGCCTTTATTGAACGAGAACTTGCCACCAGCGCCCGGAGCCCCCGGCACGGCACCCGGCTTGAACCCGGCGCTCTGGCTGCTGCGCGCAAGTGACTGGGTGGATCCCGCAACCGCCTGACCCGCCTTCGTTGCCGCATCTTGCGCGCCTTGCGCCGCCTTGACCCCATAGGCACCAGCGGAGGAGCCAGAGGCTGCCGGATTGAGCACCTTGTTCACGCCCGTCAGCGCCTTCATCACACCCTTCATGCTGCCGCCGGAAGAGTCAGCCGGTGTCGTGACTGACGTGCTGCTGGCCTGTGGCGTGGGGTCTTCCTCGCTGTCGGTCGCGGAATATCCGCCACCACCATCTTGGTACTTCTTGATCTTGCCGCCCTTATTGTATCCGGGACGGGTTGGGCGACCGCCGGTCGGCGGAGTAAGCGGCACAATCGGAGACTTCTGGCCGCCCATGGCACCCGGCACGGCACCGGGCGTGAACGGCTTGCGTGGCGGCACCCCTCGCGGGCCGAGCCCCGCTTGTCCGGTCCCGCCTCCGAACTGGCGCTTCTTGACTGCGCCACCCTTCTTCAGGGGCTCGCCTCGCAGTGCCTTCAGAAAATTGGGATCGGGGCCGGTTCTCTGACTTTCCAGATTCGCTATCCCGGCCTGAGAAGTTGGCGTGTTCACCACCGAAGTGCGCGCCTCATCCGGCGACATGGACATGAGCCGCGCAGCCCCTTGAGCACCAACAGGCGGAGGCGCTCCTGCCGGGACCGGCACTTTCCTTCCGTCGAACGAAGTCCCCAGCCCTCCGCCAACTCCACCCACTGACACGTCAGGCGCGTCCGCTGAGTCACCCGACTGGGAGATATCCACTCCGGGCGGCCCGCCACGGATCCCTATTGGGCCTCCGTTAGCCTTTTTTTTTACGCTGCCGCCATTGGCGAAGCCCTTGCCCCAGTTGTGATAGGTGTATCCAACCGAGCCGCCCTTAGCCATTCCGGGGGGTCTATTCACCGGCATGGGCGGGGGCGGCCCGACTGGACCCGCTGCAGCAGGAGGCGGCACGTTCACGTTAATCGGCGGTCCACCGGCACCGGGCGGCCCGACCGGGGGCCGAGGAGGCAGCCCACCGGGAGAACCGCCAACCGGAACAGGTACGGGCCGGTTGACCGGCACGGGAATTGGCACTGGGCGCGGCGGAGCCGCAGCCTGACCACCACCCGGAGAAGCGATGACGATGTTCGTGGTTGAATGTCCCTTGCGGCTCTTCTTCTTGCCGCCCATCCCGCCACCGACAAAGCCGCCGCTCGCCAGCTTCTGCGGGGCACGATCAGCGCGCTTCAATGCAGCGCCGCCAGAGATCGTAAGCTCGCGCGATGTCCCGGCACCTTTGCTGGGATAGGAGGTCTTCTTGTACATCGAGCTTGAGCCGAAGGACTTTCCAGCTTTCGCGCCCAGCGCGCTCAAACGGCGCTTCTGCGAGGCTTTGGCTTGTGAGGCATAGGGATGTGCCATGGCTATCTCCGCCAACCGATGAGAAACGGCCAGCTTGTCGCTAACCGCCAAATGCTCCTCCGAAAGTAGACGTAACAGATTCCTCTGTTCACGTTCTCGATTTTCATATGATCCTCTGCCCCGGCGGGCGCGGCGGCGCGATCATTTGCGGCCATCCACGCACGAACTGCTCAGCCACCGGGGTCGCGAGCGGATGCACCAGCGCGCCCTCGGCGAGGTTCATCTGCTCCTGCGCGATCTTCTGGTTCTCGATCTTCTCCCGCGAAGCCCGCTCCTCGCGATTGTCGGCGAGCTTCATGTACTCCTTTAATACATCCATCTTCTCCGAGAGAATATCGAGGTTCGCCTGCATCTGGGCGTCGGCGGTCTTCTGCTTGAGTTCGACCATCTTGAACTGGATCTCGGCCATGTCAGCCATGACCTTGGGATCCATACCCGGCTGCTGCTGATCGTCCTTCTTCGCCATCAGGTCATCGACGTTGCCCATGCCGACCATGGTCGCCACGCGGCGGATCACCGCCGGGACATCCCACTCATCGGGCTTAAGCTGGACAAGCTGAACCAGCGCAACCGCCTTCATCACACGTATGGTGTGCGACGGCGTGTTGGGGTCCGCCATCGGCGTGAGGTTGCACTCTTGGAGCGCGCGGACGAGATCTTCCTTCTCCCACTCTCGCGCAGGAGATGACCTAGCGCAAAGCAAGCTATCCGGGTCGTCAATAAATAGGTCACGAAGTAGGGAGAACTCTTCCGCTTGCGCAATGTGCATCCCCTTGTGGACGCTGTCCAAGACCTTGACGGCTTGGTCTAGCATGGCAAGCGTCGTGCCGACAGGAACGTCCTGCCTTCCCTCCCCGACCATCAACTCTGGCGTCCCGCCGACACGACGTGCCTCCTCCTCGATGTGCGTAGTCACCTGCACCAGCCCGGACGTGACATCCTTGTACGGCAAGGGCATCACGTTCTGACCAATGGGCTGGCCGCCAGTGTTGATTCTTACACCTGAGCCCAGCCCAACCCGGAAGCTCATGGTGTCTTGGCGGCCCACTGTCTCGGAATAGAGAAAACCGGGCCAACTCGAAAAAGCCGCGCTGTCCAGCGCCAGCCGCCACGCCGTGGTGATCGCTGCCGTCGCGTTGCCCATGATGTTGAGCAAGCCTATCCCGTAGAAGCCCAGACCCTCCACGAAGGGGTACTTCACGATGGGCATGTGCTTGAGATAGCGGTCGTCGCCTTCCTTCCAGTTGCGGCGCACCTCTAGGACAGTCTGACTGTCCTTATCGATGGTCACGCGATACGGGAGCGGCAGACCGGTGATCTTGCCCTTCTCCTGATGCTCGAACCCGGCGATGTCCAGTTCGCAGTACACCTCGTAGATCGTGTGCTTGTAATCCTCCGGGCGCATCGAGTAGGGCGAGAGACCGGCCACGTCCTTCTCGGCCTTCTCGGCTGAGTCAGGATCTGGTGCGCTGGGGGTGTGGACATCGACAGAAAGGTACGTTCCGGCAAGCTGCATCCGCTTCAACATGGATTGTTGCATGTTGATACGATGCGTTACCCGAGCGCAGTCGGAGAGCGAAACCTCGTTGTCCGACACGATGATGTCTTTGGCATCGACGGTCTTCGACACCGGGCGGCGTCTGACCGGGCAGCGGTAGACCTTCTTGAAGCCGCAGCCGCCGAAGCCCTGCATGAAGAACATGCGGTTGGTGTCGGGATAGTATTCCCGGTCCACCACCGTCAGGTACCGGTTGAAGAGTGTCTCCAGATCCTCCGCCAGAATGTCACTGTCATCCTGCTTGACCCCAGCCTGCTCATACTTCTGCTGGCGACCGGGGGTACGGATGGTGCTGGTGTTGTTGATCTTGACCGGCCCGCCAGCGGGAAGAAGCTCGCCTCGGGCGTTGGCCTGAAACCGCATCACCGCATCGAGCATGATGGGGGAGCGGATGGTCGCTTGGCCTTCTACGGCAGTGTCGGCGTCGGCGCTAGGACTTCGTGGACTTTCTACTTTAAGGGCTAAGTGCTTGATCCCGGAGGCCCTTCTTTCCAGCCAGTC